CCTTATGTCATTAACTAGATTAGCTACCCCCCAGAAGCCTGCTACTGCCGCAGAATCCGCGCTTGTTGAATAGACCTCTCCTATGTGTGTGAAGTCACCATCAAAGGGGTTTGCCGAGTAGTCGTAATAGAGCCAGACACCCTCATCCCTCTGCATCCCCGTTATCGTGACTTTATCGGCAGTTACCGCTAAACGGTCATTCGGAGGTGCATTGTCCTGTTTTGTGTAAGAGGTGAGGGTTTCGGTAGGGTCAGGGACTATTAACGGGTTTATCTTGTCAAGGTCTATTGCTTTGAGCTGGTCTAGCAACACACACTGGACTTTTAATGTGTCTCCACGGAACTCATATTTATTGGGAATGAGTAAATCGTGAGCACTTGATAAACTATCGACATCAGCACCCCTCAACTCCGATTTAGCCGAAGCCCATAACTTGTCTACCAAAAGGCTTCTCTCATGTGAAACTAATTTAATCTTTTGGTGTGCTGCCTCCCTGTAAGCGTGCCAGATTCCAGTATCAAAGTATTTCTTGTGGTTATACCTGACTACCTCCGCTACCCTGTTCCTCTCCTGTCTTTGCGCTTCTTCCAAAGCATAGACACACTTCAGCTTGTCTATATGAGACTTTATGTTTGATGGATAGGTTATTATTTCAGCCATTTACCTACCACTCACTTTGAGACAATCTTAATCTGAACTGCCGGGGCTTGCACAGTTACATCTTTGCGTTCCTTTTTCTTTCTCTCTGCCATCACCAACCTCCATTAAGCGGCAACCGTTACAGTGAAAATTCCAGAAGCGTTCCACTCAATCTTAAACGTGCCGTTCTCGCTAGACTTGTCCTCCCCGAAGTCAACCCATAGGATAAGCGGGTGGCCAGAGGCCACAGCATCATAAAGGACAGCGTACCGGGCCGTGATTGTTGACTCCGCCCACTCAACATCATCAGCATCAAATTTTGTTACCCTGGTTGCTTCAGTTACCGTTGGTGTGGTTAAGACGGCACCGAAAGCATCGTAGCCATCACCTTCAACCTCATTGGTAGACCAGACTACATCTGCTAACTCAGTATCCGCTTCCTGGTCAGGAGTATAACTATCCGTTAGAAGCATACACTTGACCTTTGACGCTGCGCTCAGGTCTGAGATTAAAGCCTCCAGAGCTTTATGGGGGAAATTGGAATACATCTTTGCCGTGACTGCCATGTTCTTTTACCTCCTTAAATTTATTCCTGATTTTCTTTCCATAAATGTAATTTTATCCAGGGTGGTCTTGGTTCCCACTCTCCTTTCTGCACAGCTTCAACCAGCCATTCCACAATTACCCAACTCCTATGCCGATAATGACTGCAAGGGTCAATGTGCATGAGGGCAAGATTCCACAGAGCAGCCCAGATTTTCTTGGCTCTTGGGTCTAATTCACACTGGAGGAACCTGTCTCTCATTCTTACGAGTTCTTTGCTATTATGGTGAGTTACATTATCCACCGTAGGGTAAGGCAATTTCACAAGAGATTTATAAGCACCTAGAAGTTTCCTCACAGATGATATATTAAAGTTCCCTTCAAGTATGTCAAAAAGAACTTCTACAATAGGTTTTTTGATTTCAGGGACTAGAATCTCCTGAGCTGGTTTATAGTGAAAGATACCCATAGTTTTACTCTCTGTTTTAACTGGTCGAGTATAATTGGGATACTCTTTGCTTCGTGATACCTTTCAGGTCCACCCTGTATTGAGCCAGCTTATTGTTGGCCCAGACCTGATAATTGCTGATAAGATTGGAGATTCCTAGCCTGGTGTTAAGCTCCCGTATGTAGCCATCAACCTGGCTGCGATAGGCATTGGCAATACCCTGCTCCCCTCTAGCATAGTTGGCATAATCATCCAAAGGTCTGCCACCAACATATATCTTGTTGAAACCTAATGTTCGCCCATCTTTAAGGTCTTCGATTGCTTGGGCTATGCCACCTTCACCCTCTGCCCCCTCCATTTTCCCAACGGCAGTGTGTATATCTGCGACTATGGCGATAGCTTCCTTAACCTGAGCCCTGACATTGTTAATCCACGCCAGAGCAGTGTAGGCCACCGAGCCGTCAATCAACACATGCTCCAGTAGAGGGCTCAGGGTGGAGGTCTCCTCAGTGAGCTGGTGTAACTTCCAGCAATAGAGGTAAACGGCTTCATCATCACCAGGGCTGCCATCAATGACAAGCCTCAATGTGTTGCCGAATACGGATACATTACGATAACAAGGAGGTTCCCCGTCTACCGGATACTCAGCCTTTTCCACCTTGATTAAGTCAGATATTTTGCTGATATCCAGCTCTTTTGAGCCTGCCGTAGTCACAAGGTCATCATCATCATCATCGGCTGTTACCTTGACCTCGTAGGGTCTGTAATCAGATATTTCCTCCAGGCAGTGCCCGATATGAACATCAAGTTCATCATCTTTGAAGTCCTGCTCTGAGCCAGAAACAAATTCATCGCTAAGGAACTGCCTGACGGTTTGACGGATTGCTGAGAGTTTTCTCATGTTTCACCTCTACTTTCGGGCCGGGGCACCAGTGGGCTTCCACCCATGCTCCACACCCTGCAATAGATTGACTTGGCGCCGGGCTTTTATCTCGGAATCGTGGGTGCCCTTAACATCGCCAGTGTCTTTGTTTATGACCACCCACTTATTGCCTCGTTTTTGAATTGAGTAAGGCATACCCACCTCCCTTACTTATGGATTTTCATATGTGCTCTCAATCCGAAAACCGACTTACATTCCTTGCCACAACTGGGACATTTGAGAGTCTCAGGTGTTGGCTCGGGTTCTGGCTCGGATTCCAGCGCTGAGGCTGGTACTGGTGCCGGGGCTGGTTCGGTTTTATCGGGTACTGGTGCCGGGGCTGGTTCGTCTAATGGCTTAAAGTTCTTCTCCGACTTGTTCATTTCGTCAGGGAGTTCATAAACTTCTCCCTTACGCCATAATCGGTCATTAACGTAGCAATCTCGAAGTGTGATATATTTCATGGTACCTCCTTACTTCCACAATATAACTTCTTGGTCAATAGTATCTAAGAGCCTATCAAAGAATTGCTTGAGGAACTTTTCCTTCTTTGCCTCATCGGTAAGATTTTTGCACTTATCCTGCATCACCTTATAATGAGACTGCAATGTGGAGATTAACTTAGCTCTTGTTTTGGGAAGGCCACTATCCCATAGTTTAGAGGGTGGGTTATCTAACTTATTAAACTCCCATCCTCTCTTAATGAGACCACCTATAATGTCATTTAACCCATCGTGGTAAAACTTATCCGTATGATACTTATGAATAATAAAGTAGGATATGGGGCGGAATATATTTAGGTATGCTGGCACGTTAAAACGATTAAAGAAATCATCAAAGGCATCTATTAGTCTGAGCGTGTTGGATTCCATTTCGCCACTCTTGACAGGTTCGGGAAGGTGAGCCAGGTCACGCAGTAGGCCAACTAATTTAGGCAAGTCACTGATACCAAAATTATTGGCGACTAACTGACGTATGATTTGCTTGCCGGGATTCTGTATCTTGTCAATCATGTAAGTCTGACCTTCCGGTGACCTGGACGAAAACATTTGTTACCTCCAAAAACTTCTCAGGATTGTGAACTCTATCTCTGTCTCTGGCTGATTAGACCCACACCTCTGATGTAGAAGGTTCGGATTGCTGAGGCCTGGGCTGCATCGACAACTATGGTGACATACTTGGCACAAATATCCTTAAAGACATTCATACCGGCGGCGGTTCGTGCCGTGGTGGTATTGACATAATCACCCGTAGCGTCTGCATCAAAGGTATATGCTTGGACAGCAGTATCACCGGATACTCTGGATGGCTTTATTGTGATAGCTGCTGAATCTAGGGCTGGATTATACACCTGCACATCACGAAACTCGCCACCCAAATCCGTCTCAGATGAGGCAGTTCCGCTTTGCGCTATGGTTACTGTTTTCCAAGCCCCATGTCTTTCCATTATGGTTGCTGACATCGCTATTTACCTCCTTTAAGTAATCGGGAGGGGGATTCTCTCCCCCTCTCCGTTAGCAATTATCCGAGATTGGTTTGTGGCTCACTGCCAAAGAAAGCCGTGAACTTACCTACCCCGGGTGTCCCAACAGTTGTGTACTTAATCATCAAATACTGCTGTTCCACCCCTGCTCTCAGTGGCGGTACAGGTATCACAATGGGAGTGCATCCCAGGGTAAGACTAGCTTTCGCTATAGCCCCTGTATCCGCAAGCACCTTTTCGCCTGTGGTGCCACCTGCCACCGTTGAGGTGACAACCTGGAATTGGACACTGGTCGCCGTGGTAACACCCAGGTCGCAGATTATGATTGCGTAAATCTGTTTACCTTTGGCGAAATCTCTCGTAGTTCCCAGGTTGATGGAATAGGTTGAGAGTTCTGAGGTGCTAGCTATACCAGCTAGACTTTGCCCATCTGAGACCAGTAACTCTTTGTCTATGTACATTTTAGTTCCTCCGTTTAGTTTCAGGTTTTAGTTTCAGGTTTTTGGTTAGGCAACCGTAGCTTCAGCAACGAGGTTGTCGCAGACGTGAACAGGTGCATCAAGGAAGCTGACGATTGGCTTACCAGCAGGGCTGTCAATGGTCAGGTTGACGTTAGACTTGTTCTGTGCCTGTTTGTGCAGGAACTTAGCTACAGTCTTGTTGCAGTAGATGAAAGTCTTAGCCATATTCCCCAGGTCAACAGTTGGCCGGGCGTAGTAGGCATCAACCAGCTTGTCCAGCAGGTCAGCACCGGAAGCCGCATCAGCCGTCAGATCTGATACGTCTATATTGCAGATGCGGATAACGTAGCGGAAATCCATGAGAGCCAATCCAAGCTTCCACTGGAACTTGGTGACGTAGGCGGTATACATATTGCCCGTAGTTCCGCCGGCATCCGTTACTAGTTGCTTCCCCATGTCCTCAGAAGTCAGCCCGGCCTTGCTTCCCTTCGGGTAAAGCAAGGTGCAGGTCTTGGGTCCCCAGGTTATCAGCCAGATTGAAGTATTGTCATCGCCGGAACCGCCGCCATTGATAATCTGGTCATCATACTCTCCCGATGTGAGAGCACCATAGCGCGGTGACAGACCGTGCATTTGCTCAGGATTGATCTCAGAATTGCCGTAAAACAACGCCGTTGCCATCGTGCTGTTCAAACCATTAACGAAGGCATTGTCCTCTGATGCTCGAAAGGCTGCTGCGTTCCCGCCCAGTTCAGCAACATCAACATCTACCTTGCTGTAGGCTTCCAGCATACCGCAGGTGTCATCTACCTGCTTTGTTAGACTCTTTTCGGGAACTACACCGCCATTCAGCAGTCTCCATGTACCGCTTGGCTGTGTTGACCGTTGTACGCTACGATGGCCGGTAATTAAGTTCCCTTCCATAACATTGGCATCGGCTATAATAGGATTAGAAGCAGCCAATACCTCAATTATTTCAGCTATGCCGCCCCCCGGTTTCTCGCGCTTGGAATAGTCAAGAAGCGTCAGATATGTATTCCCTATTGCAGTAGGTGTGACTGACATATTTTATTTACCTCCTGTGTTTATTTGACATTCATGGTCGGGTATCTCTGTGCGAGTCTTTGTTTTTCAGTAAGCTCCCCAGCACCAGTCGTGTCACCGGAGTCAGGAGTAAAGGTTTCCCCACCCTCATCGCCCTCACCGCCTTCTGGTGGTTTAGCAGTAGTGCCTTTGGCAGCAGCCAGTTTCTCAGCGACTTTCTCAAGTTGTTCTGGGTCGCTTATGCCAAGTTCTTCCAGTTCTTCCATATCAATTCCGTGTTTGGCGGAAATTTCAGCAACAGATACGTACCGAGATTTATTGCTTATCGCTTCCTCATCGGCCTTTACCTGTGCCTCACGCCTGGCGATTTCTCTTTCCCTGGCATCAGCATCTCGCTGTCGCTTTGCTGCACTCTGCTCTGATTGATAGGCACTGAGTTTGGTCGGGTCCCCCCTGACCTCGGCAAGACGGGACTCGTTTCTCTCTCTCTCAAGTTCGTCCAGCCTGCTTGTTAGTGACTGAAGTTCCTGTTTGGTCGAGTCCCTTTCCTGCTCTGCCGCCTTGCGTAGTCTTCCAGCCTCAGCAGCAGCATCGCTTTTGATTTTAGCAATGTCAGCATCAGTGTAGAGCTTACCCTTGTCCTTAGAAGTAGTCCCACCCTTGCTGCCAGAAGACTGTCCGGCCTTGTCCGAAGATGTGTCCTGTGCCTTTCCTGTGGTTTCGTCCTTTGGCATTTTGAAAAACCTCCTCTAATAAAAAAGCCCCTGCATGTTAGATTTACAGAGGCTCGGTAAATTCTTTATGAATAATCTATTTCATGCTGTCCCCCATATTGACAACGGTGTTATAATTAGAGACTGGGGTGTTTATGAAAAGAATACGCTTTGATTCTATTGCCGTAACGTTGATAATCCTAGCAGTCCTGATAAGCGGACTAACAGGTTTCTATGCCGGTACTGAAATGAGACCTGATGTTGGTGATGTGGTAAAGGCTGGTGAAACCATATCAGTAGAAGAAGCTATCAGGAGTAGCGAGATTGCTGCCAAAGAACACCTCGATGCTGCGGAAAAGGATAGTGAATGGCGAGAGTTCCATTTATACTGGGCTAGTCTGCACTCAGCCTGCGCCGACTATTTAGGGGATAACTGAGCCGGTACTTTTCATACCGTCAA